TTGCAGTTTCCTGTGACACTATCGCATAACGTCATTCTGTGTCACACCTTTACGCCTCTCTTGCCCCTCTCATTCGAGAGTCAGGTCGTGGTTTGCGTATTCATCAGCTCCCTAGCCAGCTGTGTATCAACTTATTTCTGCATGTTCAAGTTCGTCTGCGATCCAGTGCATTGCAATTTCTCGCGTGTTTACTTCAGAGATAGCCGCACCTATCAAATCGTGAACCAATCCAGACGCTACGCCATTATGTAGGTCTTCTTGGATAAAGTCAAGATAATCTTTCAGCCTATCTTCAAATAAGAACCAATTACAGCCTTCGTCTGCATCAATAGACTCTCTGGCAACTTCCCGCCACATCTCATGTGACCCTTGATCGTTGTCCATCCATAGATTGACCATCCACGTTTCATAGTTATACCAGCCGTTGTATTCTTTTTTATTCATTGTAAGCATACTCCCCAGTGTTATAGTTTCTTATTTGTTGTAGTATATCAGCAACTTCGCCAAAGTCACGCCACCCAATAACATCCACGCAACCAAGGTCTCTATTGATCTCCGTGTCGTAAATCAGTTCACCCGTGATTTCTCCATCTGTACCGAGAGGATATTTGATAATAGCGACCTCAAAGTATCCAGCGTGACCGCCATAAGAACCACTGTGACATGCGACACTAGCGCCAAGACCATTAGAGAAATAGTAACGCTTAACATATCGACCTTCTTTCTTGTGGGCTTCTGCCTCAAATCGTGTTTCATTTAACTTCAGTGGATTTACTTTAGTCTTAATCATTTGTATCTTCCTCAAATATAGGATCGCCGTACTCGTCAACCGCAATTCCATCTTTCATAAATATATCACCATTCTGTATTCCTTCAATAGTGATTTCTATTTTTTCTTGCTCATTAAACATATTAACCAGCTCCGTAAAAATCGAGGGATGATTCAAAGTGAACATCTTCCGAACAATCGAAGTCTACACGATCTTCGATGACTTCGCAATGCTCAAGACAATCAGGACAAATTTGAGCATCCGAGTGAACATAGGAACCACAGCAATCAGAGTGATAAGTGATTTCAAAATTGTTTGACATGATAAAACCTTTCAAAGTGTTGTTTGTTATATTCCTATTATACATACTTATTCGGATTTGTCAAGGGGTAAAATATTATTTTTTTCATAAATTGTGTCAAGGTAAATTTCACTGTCCGTTATAACCCACCCATATTCACACGTAGGAGTGTATGTACCTATGTACAGTTTACCATTAAGATAACCCTCGAAACCTATAAACATACCCAAAAATGTGACAACTGTAAACATGCTTTTCTCCTAAGTAGTTAATTTTCCTATTATATACATCGGCATTCTATAGCGTATACTTTAGAGAATAGTATCTTTTTTTTGGCATGTCGCGTGCTGCCCCGCAAGCCGTAAACCCTTACTGGGCAACGACTTACGGCCCGTTTCAATTATTGCTTGGGCATGTCAAAGCACGGGATTTCAGGTGGACATTCATTCAGGTGAATCACCGTACAGCATATGATACCTGCGATCATAGCGAGGGCGAGTACGTTTAGAATCCGTTTCTGTTCTTTGTTCATTGTTCTCTCCATAGAACGTGCTACATAGTGACCACATCAACGCAACGCCTACCACATATCCTATGATGATAGACAGAAAATCTATTTCAATAATATTCATATTCGTTCCCCTTCTTTGTAACGTATGCGAAGAATCTTAGAGGCCACACGAACCTCATCCCATTTTGCATTTTCTTGACACGCTACAAGATAAGCCCTAACTTTTCTTGATGGCATCGAGTTAAGAATACCGTAAAGACTATTTGCTACTTGTTGATTCATTCTACTACCTCCGGTGAAAGTTCTTGTTCGTGCAATCTTATCATATCATCGTCTTGCTTGTCAAGCCATTCTTCATATTCTCGACGGGCTTCGTACTGGTCAAGTTCTTGATAGAATCCCATGATACTCTCCTTAGCAAATAGGTGTGTAATTCCAGAACACAGATACAACTATAACACAGCAAACAATAACAATCAACAACAATTCTTGGTCTGATTCTCGCATAACTTTTCTCCCTAATAAGTATATCGACATTGTACAGTAGAAACTTTAATGAGTCAAGCGGAATTATCCTAATCCCCATACTCGGTTAAGATCGTAGCTATTCTGTAATGTTCGCACGACTAGCGGATCTTGTGCAAACTTGCCATTCTTAGCATAGCCAATAACTTTGTTTGTATCTTTTGTTACTACGATCTCTCGACCGTGAACCTGAGCGATTTTAAGATTGTTAGAGATTCGATTTCGTTGTGAGATATTCATTGTTAATTCCTTTGGTTTGTTGTTTGTTATATCCTAAGTATATATACTATATCGGAATTGTCAAGCATAAAATTTAGAAATTATTATATTTTTTTATGTGTGCAAATATTGTGCCAAACCTTTTTTGTCATAATCGCACGTAAGTCCTTTGCTGGTATAGACTTACAGCTTTGCGGTCAGGTTGTTACAATATAATACCCCACCTATTATTTGTTCAATATAAAACTGCGTATCGTAGTAGAAAAAGGCCGGGGTGGTACAAACACAATAAAGTTTTCCTACGATATATGTCTTATCCAAACGCTTCAGATTGAAGCTTTAGTTCCTAAAAGTGTGTATATATTGTCGCCATTGAATATAATAGATACAAGGAGAAAACAAATGTCACGAAAAAAGAAAACACGCAACGTAAAAACCGAGCTTAAGACAAAAAGCGTAGCCAAGCTTGATGAGGATATAAACAGAATTTTAGAGGAAAACCCGGAAGACGGTGATCTAGAAAAACTCATTGCAGAAGAAGGAAAAGAGTTTGCTGGATACTCTCCCCCACATACGATTCGTGGGATTCCTTTTGAGGAATTTAAGGAAAGGCAGAGACAGTACAAAGAACAGTATGAAGACACCTAAAAATATGTCAGAACAGGAGGTCGTTGACACTATTACAAAAGTCGCTCGACATTTGGCCCCTAAATATGTATTTGCCTCATATGACATAGAGGATATATTCCAAGAAGCATTTATTATAGGTATTGAAGGGTTAGAAAAATACGACGAAAAACGCCCCCTATCAAACTTTCTTTTCACACACATATCTAATCGTCTTAAAAATTTTAAACGCAATAATTATTATCGCCTAGACATAGGTACAGCACAACAAATTCAAGATCGCAAGAAAAGCCTGCTTGAACCGCTAGACATAGAAGCCATATATTCCATATGCACACAAGACAAGACTACCAATGATGCGTACATAGATGAAGTATTAAAAATCATAGACGAACAGCTTCCCTCTGAATATCGCCGTGATTATTTAAAATTACAGACTAACTCGCCACTCCCAAAGGGTCGCAAAACAGCCATAATCAAGATCATTCAGGACATACTACAAAATAGTGAGGAAGAAGATTTATGAAAAAAGGCAGATTCTCAAACGAAGAGATGGACTTTATCGAGGCGAACGCCGAGGTTCTTTCTCCAGAGCAAATAGCACAGGAATTGGACAGGGATGCAGATTCGATAAAAAATTGGATCAAAGAAAAAATTGGATTCTCTTCGACACAAAAAAAAGAAGCAGCAGTTGCAAACGAGTTGAGATCGAAACCATATTACAGGGAACTAAATTCTCAATTTTCAGACGAAGAGTTAGAAATGTTTGAGTTTCACTTCAAGAAGATGTGGAGTCAGTTTAAAGACGATGTGTTTCATACAGAAGAAATGCAAATCATTGATACTATTAAGCTGGAGATTCTAATGAATCGTATTCTAAGGAATCAACAAAATAACCAGCAGGACATAGAAGGAACCGAAAGAGTTATTAACGAAGAGAAGTCAAGAGACAAGGATCAGAGAGATATGGAGCTACTTACAAACCTAGAGAGACAAGTAGCAATCTTAAGGGCATCACAGGAGACTCTGTCGAAGGATTACAAGGATCTTCAGGCAAGAAAGGCTACAATGCTCAAGGATTTAAAAGGAACGCGAGAGCAGCGAATTAAAGCGATTGAGGACTCGAAACAAACATTCGCATCACTTGTTAAAAGATTAGCGACTGATCCACAGTATCGAACGGATCTAGGTATTGAAATGGAAAAAATGAGACTCGCAATGGAAAAAGAGAAAGAACGACTTGCAGAATACACACAGTTTGAGGACGGACAAGTAGACCAGCCTTTCTTAACACCAGAAACAATAAAAGAGGACGACACATGAAAGCCATTATTACAGGTATAACAGGACAAGATGGTAGCTATCTAGCAGAATTACTTTTAAGTAAAAACTACGAAGTTATAGGTGTCGCTAGAAGAGTTTCCGTAGATACCTCCCAAAGAATTAAACATATACTTCATAATATAAAAGTTGTGGAGGGTGATATAACAGATCAGTTCTGTGTAACCAATATAATTAAAAGTCATCAACCAGACGAAATATACAATTTAGCCGCACAGTCTCATGTCGGAACTTCTTTCAAACAGCCATCTTTAACATGGGAAATAACTGCTGGTGGATGCCTAAATATTTTGGAGTCAATTAAGTCTCTTGGGCTTTGTAATAAGATAAAGTTTTATCAGGCTTCATCAAGTGAAATGTTTGGGCGAAATTATGACACAAGAAGATATCCAGATCACACCGATCTAGGCACTATTAAGTATCAGAATGAAGATACGGCTTTTAAGCCACAAAGCCCTTACGCGATTGCAAAGCTTGCGGCCCATCATCTTGTTGACAATTACAGAAGATCTTACGGTCTTTTTGGTTGTAGCGGTATCCTGTTCAACCATGAGTCAGAGAGAAGGGGGGATCAGTTTGTAACAAGGAAAATAACAAAGTGGATTGGGGAATGGTTTAATTCTAAAGACAAGTTAAACCACCCACCTCTGGTTCTGGGCAACCTAGAAGCTAGAAGGGATTGGGGTCATGCGGAAGATTATGTTCGCGCTATGTGGCTGATGATGCAGCAAGAGGAACCAGAAGATTATGTGATATCAACTTTTGAAACTCACTCTGTAAGAGACTTTCTAGATTCTGCTTTTAATTGCGTTGGTGTTGAGGATTGGTCTAAATTAGTAAATACGGATTCTAAATATTGTAGACCAGCTGAAGTAGATTACCTTCTGGGAAACTGTTCTAAGGCCCAATCTCAACTAGGCTGGAAACCACAAGTAAGCTTTCAACAATTAGTCGAAAGAATGGTTAAAAACGATATATATGAAGCGAAACTACAATGATCCCGCATATAGGGCATTCAGAAAGGATGTACTCAAAAGGGATAAATTTACATGTCAAATGTGTAATTCTAAGAAGAAGAGGCTAAATGTACATCATATCATAAAATGGTCTAGTGCAGCTTCTTTGAGATTTGACCCCTCTAATGGGGTAACTCTCTGTTCGTCATGCCATAAAAGTATAAGTGGCAAGGAGTCTAGCTATATATCATATTTTAACGAAATAGTCAGGAGAAATACAAAATGACATTTTTCAAAGAGCAGAAAAGCGCTATAGAATCCCTAAAAGATAAAGTTGAGAAGAAAGATAAATCACCGAGTCCAAAACCATTTGTACCCACCCCAAAACCACAGCCAAAAGTAGAAATTACCCCAAAGCCAGTAAATGGGGTGTCATATATGGTGGAAACCATCGACAATGTTATTAGTGGAGAAAAGTCCTGCATTTTAAAGGATGTGAGTAATGAGGATTATAATACTATTTTAGCCAAATATATAGATGAAATAAACTTAGGAAAACTCAAGTTCAGAAAAAGCAAACTTGATAACAGTGTAAAAGTGACAAATCTAAAATATGAAGAAACAGATTCCAAACTATAAAATTATAAAAGATACAAGAGAGCAGGACGGATGGGTGTTTAGCGAGTATGATAAATGTGATGGTATGGAGATCGGCACATTACATACTGGAGATTATACTATGGAAGGATTTGACGATGTCGTATGCATAGAGAGGAAAGCTTGCGCATCTGAAATAGCCATGAATTTAGGAAAGAAGAAGAACGCTTTCAATGCCGAAATGCAAAGAATGAAAGATTATCCTTTTTCTTTTTTAATTTGTGAATTTAGTATGGACGATGTTCTAAAATATCCAACTGGATCTCGCGTTCCACAAAAACTAAGGAGTCAAGTAAGAATAACAGGAAAGTATTTATTGAAGTGTTTAATAGAGTTTCAAATATGGTATGATACCAAAATACTGTTTTGCGGTGACAAGAAAAATGCGTTTTTAGTTTGCAATAGTATTTTTAAAAGACTCAATGAATTATTTCACACAGAGGGACACAACAATGATACTACCATCTAGCGTATACGTTATGGGTCATGAATATAAAATAGAAGAGATGTCGCAACAGCTTTTTGAAGACATGGACGCTTACGGCGATTGTTCAGATGATCATAGAAGAATAAGGATATATTGTAAAACCAACCCTGATATCATAAGAGACACAGTACTTCACGAAACACTACACGCCTGCTGGAATATGCTATCTTTAGGTAAAAATGAAGAAGAAGAAAAAATAGTTAATTCGCTTTCAACAGTGTTTATAGGTATAATTGACGATCCTAGAAATAAAGATTTTGTAAATATCATAATGGGAAACAATGAGAGAACAACAACTACTTGATGATGCTTGGTTGGGTATAGAGGTTGATGAGAAAAATCTTTTTAATCCTATGTCTTTTGTTGCAGAAAGCTCCGATAAAGACGATCTAGTAGAGCGCATAGCTTGGCTAATGATGCGTCCAGAATACTTTTCATTTGTATGCAAGTATGTTCTAAATATTGAACTTTCACCATTTCAAGCGCTCATACTACATGAGATATGGAATAGAAAATTTCCAATGCTTATAGGTAGTCGAGGTATGGGTAAATCTTTTCTTCTATCTGTTTACCCGTTGTTACGCGCCTTGTTTATGCCGCGTAGAAAAATTATTGTAGTTGGCGCAGCGTTTAGACAGTCAAAAGTGCTGTTTGAATATATGGATACAATTTGGAAAAACGCGCCAATACTAAGAGATTTGTGTGGAACTAATAGTGGCCCAAGAAGAGATGTTGATAGATGTGTTATGCATATCAATCAAAGCACAATAACATGCCTGCCTCTTGGTGATGGTTCAAAGATTAGAGGTCAAAGAGCTAATGATATTATAGCTGATGAATTTGCTAGTATACCTAGAGATATTTTTGAGAATGTTGTTGCTGGTTTTGCTGCTGTTGCTGCTTCCCCTATAGATAAAGTTAAAGAACGTGCAAGAATTAAAAAGGCCAAACAGATGGGGGTAGACATAGAGGCACGTAAAGATCAAGCCTTAGAAAAATCAAATCAAATAGTTCTTTCTGGTACTGCTTATTACGATTTTAATCATTTTGCTGATTATTGGAAAAGATACAAGATGATAATAGAAAGCGGTGGAGATAATAATAAATTAAAAGAAGTTTTTGGTGATGAACCTTCATCGGAGTTTGATTGGTCAGAATACTCTGTGATTAGAATGCCTGTATATAAACTTCCAGATGGATTTATGGATGCTGGTCAGGTTGCTAGGGCTAAGGCAACTATTCACTCCGGTATCTACAATATGGAGTACGGGGCTTGCTTT